GGCAAAGAGTATTTTAAAGATGCAGAGGTTAACGAATCATTCACTAACTTTTTAATTGAACGAATAGCACGAAAAAAATACCCTACCGATTTAGCTATTGAAACACTACAAAAAAAAATGCGCGATTATTACAAAACAAAAGCCGAAGCACTCGAAGGAATCGAGCAAAGTATTTCAAACGGTTGGACTGGTTTATTTGAACTAAACAAAAAACAATCATTTAAACAACCCGAACAAAAGGTTGTAACACGCGCCTCGATGGGGGTTAAGATGCAGTAAAAAAAATATTTTTAAAATAATTTAGAAAAAGTTTGCAGATTCAAAACATAGCTGTATATTTGCTGCATACTAAAACACACACACCATGACACTCGAACAATTTACAGCAACAGCAACAGCAAAAATGGAAACCTTACCAACTAACGATTTAATGGTTGAGGTTAAAAAATTAGCAAACGATTTTTCAAACGCGGCTTCAATAGTTATGAATGTAGCCCTCGATATTTTAATGGAACGTTTACCTGAAAGCGAATTTGTAAATTTCTGCGATAGCTTATAAAAACAACGGGCGGCTAACCACCGCCCAAACTTTAAACACTTACACAATGAAAACAGAAAAATATTTTTCAATCCATAGCATCGCAGCGCTTCAATCAAAAGGCTTTTCAATAGTTCACGGAAACATTGATAACACTCCCGAGAAATTAGAGCTTGCCAAAAAATTATTTGAGAGCGAAAATTTCTACATTGAATTTCATAACTATAAACAAGACCTTCGGGTAGTAGTTAGATAAAATGAAACCCCTACCAAAAATCGAACAGGCTTTAATTTTCATAATGCTGCACGAACCCGATGCAGCGCGTGAAATTGTGCCTCAGCTATCAGAACATCACTTTAACGACGAACTCGCGTTAAAATGCTTTAAAATCATTAAATCGATACAATCCGATAACAAGCAACCGACGCTACTTACACTCGGAAGCTATGCACTAAGCACAAAAGCAATCGAACCTCGCGACCTTGCAAACGTTTCGGGGTGGGGTAACGACCTATCGTACACCGAACCCGTTAACCAGTACATCGCGATTCTAAAGGACGAACACATTAAGCGTTCAATAACGACGATACTAACCGAGGAAACGTTAGGAATCAATAACAACAAAGGGGGCGTTAATACAGCCGTAGAAATTGTTAAGCGCCTTAATTCATTAATCGAGGACGGTAGCCCTATCGATAACATCATAACAACTATTCAACTCGCAGACGAAGAACGGCAGGCATATTACCGCCGCGCTGCGATGTATCAAAACGGGCAAACGAGCGGGCTAAGTACGGGTATTACATCCGTTAATCGTTTCACGGGCGGCTTTCACCCCGAGCTTATAATCTTAGCGGGTCGCCCTTCGATGGGTAAAACAGCGTTAGCCCTATACCATGCTTGCAACTTTAACGAACCGGGTATTTACTTTAACCTCGAAATGAATAACAGCCAACTATGCCAGCGCTTAATTTTGCAGCATAGTAACGAGCAAGTAAACGCCGCACGGCTTCGCGATGGTAACCTTAACCAACCCGAGTTACATACATTCGAGCAGTCAATAGGGCAAATAGAAAAGCTACCGATTTTAATCTACGACAAACCGCGATGCGGGGTACATGAAGCAATACGCATAATGCGACGCGAAGCGCGTAAAGGGCGTTGCAAGTGGGCTATAATTGACTATTTACAGTTAATGACGATAGAGGGCTTTAAAGGCGGTAATCGTGAAATGGAAGTAGCAGAGATTAGCCGAACGTTAAAAGCCGCGCAAAAGGAACTAAACATACCGATTATAGCCCTTGCGCAGTTAAGTAGGCAAGTTGAGCAGCGAAGCGATAAACGCCCTATCCTATCCGACTTACGCGAAAGCGGCTCAATAGAACAAGATGCCGATACGGTTATTTTTATTTACCGCCCTAAGTATTACGGCATTGATGAGGTCGACGGGGAGCAAACCGATAAGCACGTTTTCTACTTATTCGAAAAGCATAGGCAAGGCGCGACGGGTGAAGTACGATTTCAGCATAACAACACGATTACAGCCTTTAGCGATTTGGGCAGTAATACTGGCAGCTCGTTTTTACCGATGCCCGAAACCGAGAAAGTAATTAGCGCAATTGCGCCGAATAACGAATTTGATAAAGAACCGTTTTGAGTACCGAGGAACGCATAATCGATTACATGACTAACCACGAACCCGAGCAAAGCGAATTTAAAGAGGGGGCGGCATATTACACCGACACGGTTAAAACACATCGCAGCTATGCAGCGCAATTAATGAACGCCCCGCGCACCACGATAGCCTACCGAATGTATTTAAACCGTTGCTTAGATTGGTTGAAGCTACTTAAAAAACACGGCGTAAATTTGCACAACGTAATCAAAAATTAACTATATTTGTGGCATGAAGTCCGAAGCAAAGGCAAAAGATAATCGAGGCGGTCGCCGTGAAGGTGCTGGTAGGTTACCAAAATATGGCGAACCAACCGCGACGCTGTGCTTTCGCGTACCGCAAACGAGCCGCGAAAAGATTACAGCGATGGTGCGCGATTACCTCGAAACACTAAAACTTGAATATAAATCAACTAAACGAGAACCCGAATATGGATGCTAAAAACAAAATAGAAATAGAGATTTCGCAAAGCACATACGAATTATTAATTGAAATGGTGCAAATAAACCGAACAACCCAAAGCGATATAATCGAAAGGGCTATAAAAAGTATAGCAAACCCGTTAACAATAGACGGCGAATACAGGCGGTTTTTAACGGCGCTTAATGATGGGCACGACTATGTTTTAGATGCTCAGGAAGTTGAAAAGGAATTGGAAGACGAGGCGGAAAAAGCATGGAAGGCGGAAAAATCATGGAAGCTAAAATAACAAAACGCAAACGGGGAAACCCTCGCCCAAAAAAATTAAGCAATCGAATTGTGCTTTCTTTTTCGCCAAATGATATGCAGGTATTAAAAGAGCGTGCAAAATTAAACGGGGTTAAACTTGCTGCATTTATTCGCGAAATAGCATTATTGAGTTTACGATAATGAGCAACCTCTTAACCATACCCTGCGCGATTGAATCGGTAGCCACGCGCCGCGATAAGACGATTAAGGTAACAATCGGAACGCAGGAACTAACGCCCGAACAAACGAGCGCGTTATTTAGTCAATGGATGGGCGGCGTAGGTGTTATGGCATTTAAGGGCGAACAGTTCAATTATAACGACGAACAATTGTTAAACAACCTTAAACTCGATGCCGCAGAACTTGGCAGCAAAACACCGAGCCAGCGCCTACGTTCTACGCTTTACGTTCTATTTGAACACGCCCCCGAGGGGCATAAAGATTTTAACGGCTTCTATGCTTCAATGATGGAGCGATTTATCGAAATGGTAAAAAAACGAATCGACACTTATAATTTGTAAATTTGTACTATGCCACTATTTAAAGGCGATTCGCCACAGATTATACAAATGAACATTCGCAAGTTAGTAGAGGAAGGGTATTCGAATGAGCAAGCCGTAGCCATAGCATACGCCGAGGCTGAAAAGTGGCGTAAAGGACGTAAGCGATAAACAACGAAAAAACAACGTATGTCAGGCGGCAGAGGCAAAATAGAGCCACGATGGAAAAAAGGCGAAACAGGAAACCCCAAAGGGCGACCGCGTAAGCTACCCGAATTAAGCGTATTGTTAGCCGATGTATTAGGCGAACAAACGAAGGAAGGATTAACGGCGGCTGAAGATATTTTAAGGGCTATGTACGCAAGGGCGCGCAAGGGCGATACCCGAGCAGCCGAACTGCTATTAGACCGCGCATACGGTAAGCCAAAGCAAAGCATCGATAATAACATTACCACAACCGAGCCGCTCGTTATTGTGCGAACCGAAACAAAAGAAAAGAATGATTGAAATTTGGAAAGTATTTCAAAGCGGATACGAGGTTTCTAATTTAGGAAACGTTCGCAGTATTGATAGGATAGTAGAAACGCGAAAGCAACCTTTAAAATTAAAAGGCAAACTATTGAAACCAGCTATCGATAAGAAAGGCTATAAGCGTGTAGCGATAATGATTAATCGCAAACTAACCACTTTAAAAGTACATAGGGTTGTTGCTATGGCGTTTATTGAAAACGTTAATAATAAACCTCAAGTAAACCATAAAGACGGGAATAAGTTAAATAACGCCATAACTAATTTAGAGTGGGTTAATAATTCAGAAAATGTAAAGCACGCATATGAAAATGGGCTATCAAAGCCAAAGCGCCTACACGAAAGCAACCGTTGTAAGCAAACTAAAGAAAGCATTGAGGCTATTGTAAAACTAAAATCTGAAGGCGTTAAAAACCAAATAATAGCCGATTTATATAACTGTTCTATTTCATCAGTAAAGAGGCTAAATAAAGGATATGCAATTTACGCTAACTGAAACACAAACCACAGCCTTTGATATGGCGACCGACGGAAACAAAAGAGTAATTGTTTTCGGGGGCGCTATACGATGGTAGCCCCTGCTGGAAATGGTGGGGGCAAAGATTCGAGGTGGAAAAACTTATTGGCTATTATTAACCCTAACATCGCTTTGTTTAACTTACCCGCGTTCGAGGTGGGCGGTTATTCGTAAAAGCCTACCCGACCTTAAACGCACCACGTTTCCGAGCTTCGCCTCAATAATGATGGACGGCGTAAGCAACTATGTTAAGAACTGGAATCGCGAAACGAACGTTATAACATTCACGAACGGCTCAGAGTTAATCTTCATGGCAGAATCATTCGACGACGATAAAGATTTAAACCGCTTTAGGGGTTTAGAGATTAACGGCGCGGGCTTGGACGAAGTAAACGAATTACAAGAAGTAACATTCTACAAAGTTCAGGAACGTATTGGAAGTTGGAACAAAGCGCAAGGTAAACCGCCGATTGTCTGCCTCGCAACGTGCAACCCTGCGCAAAATTGGGTTAAGTCGATTATATACAACCGTTACCGGGAAAATACCCTACCCGAACGCTGGGCTTACATACCGAGCCGAATAACAGATAATCCACACATCGCGCCCGAATACCTCGAAGCATTAAAGGAATTACCGCCTATTCAATACGCTCGATTTGTTGAGGGCGACTGGGACGTACTCGACGACGTTGCTAACCCATTTTTATACGCATGGGAAGACGAAAAGCACATCGACGATAGCGCTAACCATAACCCACACCTACCGACCTTTATAAGCGTCGATTTTAATATTAACCCGCTTTGTGCTTTAGTAATTCAAAACGTTGGCAGCGCGGCGCGTGTAGTGGACGAAATAAAGATAGAGCGCGGCTCGATAGATGCTTTCTGCGACGCGGTCGATGCCTTAAACATACCTACGGGACTTATACGAATTACGGGCGACGCGATGGGCAAAGGCGGTACGATACAGGAACGCGATAACTCGAGCGCGTACATTCAAATAAAACGCCGCCTCAAGTTAGCCGACAATCAAATAATAATACCAGCGAACCCGCGCCACGTTAACAGCCGTATAGATTGCAACACGGCATTAAAAAAATTAGATATTAAAGTAAACTCAAAGAAATGCAAGGGGTTTGTATTCGATGCGAAGCAGGTACAATGCAATGCAGATGGGCAAATCATAAAGAGCAACCGTAAAAACCTAACCGAGCGCGCCGATTATTTAGATTGTTTTCGTTACTTTGTAAACGCAATTTTAAAACGATACCTATGAGCGTTTGTTCACCTTGTTTCGATTCGGGCATTCAGGTAGCCTATTGCAACGGCGGTATAGCTTTCGGTTATGTAGAACCCGAAACGGGCTATACGATAACCCTAACGCATAACGCCACTAATAGAATGCAGGTATTTAACGCCGAATCGGATATCGACGGGCTGTTAACCATTACGGGAGCGAAGA